CGCATGCAGATAGATCACCGTGCGCCACGAGGCGCTGCGGCGTTTTCCCATGCTCGGAAATGGACGTTGTTGATGGACATCCCCGGCGTGCAGATCGAGATCGAGACCGGCGAGGACGATGCCGCTCCCGCGTCCACCGAGATGATGGACGACGGCGAGCTGCAGTCCGTCCTGCGCGCGGAGTTCGACGACGCGCGCGACTACCACACCAACCAGCTGGGCAACGAGCGCCAGAAGGCTGGCGACTACTACCTCGGCGCCAAGTTCGGCAACGAGCAGGAAGGCCGCTCGTCGGTGGTGTCGACCGAGGTCGCCGACACGATCGAGTACGTCATGCCGTCGCTCATGCGGATCTTCGCGTCGACCGACGAGGCGGTGCGGTTCATGCCGCGCGGGCCGGAGGACGTCGAGGCGGCCGAGCAGGCGAGCGAGTACGTCAACTGGGTTCTGAACAACGAGAACGCCGGCTTCACGATCCTGCACAACTGGTTCAAGGACGCGCTGCTCAACAAGATGGGCGTGGTCAAGTTCTGGTGGGACGAGAAGGTCGAGACGTCGACCGAGGAATACGAGGGCCTGAGCGATCCCGAGTTCGCGCTGCTGGTGAGCGACCAGGCGGTCGAGGTCGTCGAGCACGAGCAGAAGGTGCTGCAGGCCGCGGTCATCGATCCGATGAGCGGCGTGATGGTGTCGCCGCAGATCGTGTCGCACGAGGTGACGGTGCGCCGCCGTCGCAAGTACGGCTGCATCAAGGTCGACAACGTGCCGCCGGAAGAGTTCTTCGCCAACAAGCGTGCGCGCTCGCTCGAGGACGCGCGCTTTGTCGCGCATCGCGTCGAGATGACGGCGTCCGACCTCATCGCGATGGGCTATGACCGCGACCTGGTCGAGAGCAAGGCCGGCGCGACGTCCGACCTCGAGACCGACGCCGAGCGCAGCCGACGCTTCTCGGATCTCGCGAAGAACGATCCGGCGGATGACTCGCAGCGCACCGTGCTCGTTACCGAGTGCTATGCGCGCGTGGACTATGACGGCGACGGCATCGCCGAGCTGCGGCGCATCGTGTGCTTCGGCGAGGACATGGAGGTCGCGGCGAACGATCCGTTCGACCACATCCCCTTCGCGGTAGTGTCGCCGATCCTCATGCCGCACAAGCTCGTCGGCCGCTCGCTGGCCGAGCTCGTGATGGATCTGCAGCTGATCAAGTCGACGGTGCTGCGCCAGCTGCTCGACAACCTCTACCTCTCGAACAATTCGCGCGTCGTCGTTGTCGACGGCCAGGTGAACCTCGACGACCTGCTGACCAACCGCCCCGGCGGGATCGTCAGGTCGGCGGCGCCTGGCATGGTGTCGCCGCTGTCGGTGCCGCAGATCGGGCAGCAAGCCTTCGGCATGCTCGAGTACCTCGATGCGGTGCGCGAGCAGCGCACCGGCATCAACCGGGCATCGATGGGCCTCGACGCGGACAAGCTGCAGTCGACCACCGCGATCGCGGTGCAGGCGCAGATGTCGGCGTCGCAGGGCAAGATCGAGATGATCGCTCGCGTGTTCGCCGAGACCGGCATGCGCGCGCTGTTCAAGGGGCTGCTGCATCTGGCGACCAAGTACGAGAACCGGCCGAAGATCATCCGCCTGCGCGGCAAGTTCGTGCCGATGGATCCGCGGAACTGGAAGACCGAGTACGACGTGAGCGTGAATGTCGGGCTGGGCACCGGCCAGGTGCAGGAGCGCATGCAGGCGTTGATGATGGTGCTGGGCAAGCAGGAGCAGCTGCTGCAGCAGCTCGGCCTGCAGAACCCGGTCGTGTCGCCCAACCAGTACCTCAACACGCTCAAGCAGCTGGTGCAGCTGGCCGGGTTCAAGGACAGCGGCCAGTTCTTCGCGCCGCAGATCGACATGCAGGCGATGGCGCAGCAGCAGGGCGAGAAGCCGCCGTCGCCGGCCGAGCTCGAGATGGCGAAGGTGCAGGCCAAGGTGCAGGCCGACCAGGCGAAGGCGGCGAACGACATCAAGATGGCGCAGGCCAAGCTCGCGGCGGATATCAAGCTGCGCGAGGCCGAGCTCGCCGCCGAGATGGCGCTGAAGGAGCGCGAGCTCTACATGAACCCGCGCGCCTCGACCAACATCGCGAGGCCAAGCTGATGGCAGTCTACGGCCTTCTGTCGACGCCGCCGTCGGTCACCCCGAATGCGGCGACGAACCGCCAGTTCCTCGACCAGTACCTGCGCGAGTACGACCGGCTTGAGCGCGATTGGATGTCTCGCATGCAGCCGGTGCAGTACCCCGCTGGGCGGCCATACACGCCTGGGCCGTTCTCGCAGATCACGCCTCCCGCGCCTGCCGAGCTCGCGCCGCCGCCATCGGCGTTCGCGCCGCAAGGCGGAGCAGGCGGTCCTGGCAGCATGCCGGGCGGCCCGATGGGATCGATCGACCGCAACCCCGGCAATGCGTTCGGCGCGTCGCCGATCGGCCGCGGGGTCGGCATAGGGCTGACTGCAGCCTCGATGCTCGGCGGGCCGATCGGCTGGGGTGCCGGCATGGCTGGCCTCGGCATGGCCGCGAACAACATCGCCGCGAACCAGGCCATGCGCGACTTCTACGGCGCGCCCGCGATGTCGTTCGGCCAGCAGCTCGGCGGCCTGTTTGGCGGCGGCCTGCTCGGCGCGCTCGGCCTTGGCAACGCCAGCGGCCTCGGCATCACGCCCGAGACGGCGCAGCTGGCGTATGGCGCCGGCATCGACAGGAGCATGGACGTCGGCCCCGTAGTAGACGCGGCGCCGATAGGCAGCGGGCTTGCTGGCGCGTTTGGAGGGCTAGGCGAGGGCCGCGCTCCAGGCGATATAGGCGGGTCCATTGGCGCTCCTGCCGGCTTCAGCGCCGGCACCGGCGTGCAAGATCCGAGCGGCGCATGGTGAGCGTCGACAAGGTCCGCCTCGAGGCAGAGCGCGGCGCCAAGGCCGACGCGCTCATGCGCGACCCGCTGTGGTCCGAGACGTTCGACGCGCTCGCCGCTGGCTACGCCGAGGCCTGGGCGGCGACGGCGCCGTCTGACGCCGCGAGGCGCGAGGAGATCTACCGCCTGCAGCACGCGCTGCGCGCGGTGAAGAAGCACATCGAGCAGGTAGCCGCCGGCGGAAGGATCGCCGTGCGCGAGCTCGACGAGCTGAAGGCGCGGCGCTTCCGCGTCTTCTGAAAAGGGGAACCTGAGACAACCCGCAAGGGATCTCGCCACTACACACGAGCACACACATGTCGACCAGCACCAACCCCGGCGAGGGGAGTGCACCGATCAGCCTCGATCAGGCTGCATCTCTCTTGCTGTCGCGCGACGCCCCTCCTGCGGAGGACAAGCCGAGCGAGGCGGCCACCACCGACGACACACAGCCGGCTGCCCAGCCGAGCGGCGAACTCGAGGACGCCGCGGCCGGTGAGCAGCAGGCAACGGATGAGCCGGCACCGCAGCCGACGCAGCCCGAGCAACCGACGTTCTCCGTCCGCGTGGACGGCCAGGAACAGAAGGTCACGCTCGACGAGCTGCTGAACGGATACCAGCGGACCGCCGACTACACCCGCAAGACGCAAGCGATCGCGGAGCAGCGCAAGCAGGCCGAGGCGGAACTCGCCGCGGCCCGTGCCGAGAGGCAGCGCTACGCCGAGACGATGCGTCAGCTCGAAGCGCAAATGAACCAGGCGCAGCCCGAGCCCGACTGGAACAGGCTCTACGCCGAAGACCCGCTTGAGTACGTCAGGCAGAAGGACGCCTGGCGTGATCGACGGGAGCGGGCGCAGGCAATCCAGGCGGAGCAGGCGCGCCTCGCTCAACTCCAGCAGGCCGAGCAGCGAGCGCTGCTCGAGCAGCACCTGGCGGTCGAGCGGCAGCGGCTCGTCGAGGCCATCCCAGAATGGCGCGACGAGACGAAGGCGGCGAAGGAGCGCGAGGCGATCGTGACGTGGGCGAAACGGGCTGGCTTCTCCGATGCGGAGATCGCGCAGTCATACGACCACCGAGCGGTGAACGTGCTGCGCAAAGCGATGCTCTTCGACGAACTGATGTCGAAGAACCTTGCCGACAAGCAGCCGCCCAAGCCGGCGCCAGCGATGGCGCGGCCTGGTACGCCACAGAGCAAGAGCGACACATCCTCGAAAGCCCGCCGGGAGGCTCTCTCCCGGTTGTCGAAGTCCGGCCGCATCGATGATGCGATCGACTTCCTGATGACGAGGTAATCCAACATGGCGACGTATCTCACCAGCAACGCCGTCGGCGAGCGCGAAGAGCTCGCGGACGTCATCTACCGCATCGACCCGACCGACACGCCGATCTTCTCGGCGCTGAAGAAGGAGGGTGCGCGCGCCGTCTACACCGAGTGGCAGGTGCAGGAGCTGGCCGCGGCGAGCTCGAGCAACTACCAGAACGAGGGCGCGGACTACTCCTACGTCAACCCCTCGGCGACCACGCGCCTCGGCAACTACCACCAGATCAGCGTGAAGGCTGCCTCGGTCTCTGGCACGCTCGACGCGGTGGACAAGGCCGGCCGCGACCGCGAGACGGCCTACGTCAAGACGCTCAAGGGCCTCGAGCTGCGTCGCGACATCGAGAAGGCGCTCGTCGTCGACACGGCGAAGAGCTCGTCCGATCCGCGCAAGGCCGGCTCGCTGTCGACCTGGATCACCAACGTGAGCGTGGCGGCGTCGTCCGCCGCGCCGACCGGCGACGGCACCGACACGCCGACGCTGTCCGGCACGGACCGCGCGATGGCGATCACGCAGATCGACGCGGCGATGCTCGCGGCCTACGAGGACGGCGGCAAGCCGTCGATCATCGCGATGAGCCCGACGAACAAGCAGGTGTTCTCCAACCTGTCGTCGGCGTCGGTGGCGACGAACCAGATCATCACGTCGGCGAACAAGGACGCGGCCTACATCGGCGCCGTCTCAC